CAACGCAAATGCATCATGCTCTTTGATGAAGTCGTACATGGACTGCCAATCGTTAGTCCAATATCTTTTTGTTGTGCGCATTGAAATCGTACCGTATTCCGTACGCATGGTTTGTACACCTTGCTCCTTGCACAACTCTAGTATTTCTCTAGCAACTAGGTCTTGTTGCTCTTGTAGTTCGCTTACTTCTTTTTCTAACTCAAGACGTTTAGTACGAATTTTTGTGTAGATCTTAGCCAGCCTCTCGGCATTTATTTCACTCATTAAGCACTCCTTTATATTTATAACTACTATATTAATACTAATCTGTACTTTGTCAAGTACCTTGCACAATATTTTTATATAGGTCGATTAGTCGTGCATGAATATCAACCTTCTCTGACAACATCTTGTAGATTCTTCTCTCTACGGGTGAACCCTGAATGTGAACTACGGTGCAAGGGTTACGCTGCCCGGCCCGGTGGACACGTGCGTTCGCCTGCAAATATGTTTCTATGGATGTGATCGGACCCCACCAAACTACAACGTTAGCAGCATGTAACGTAACTCCGTGAGCCGCCGCTTGCGGTTGTATTACAAGGACTTGCGGGGTGTCCTCTGTTTGGAACCTAGCAAATATCTCGGTGCGTTTGGTTGCAGTTACCCCGCCGTGTATGGTCTCCGAAGTAATGCCGTTACTTTTTAATTCTTCTGCGATGATGTCGATAGCATGTCTAAATGGTGCGAACACAATAACTTTGTGGCTTGCTTCCTCAATAACCTCAAGCAATGCAGTCATTCTAGACTTGGCATCAAACGCTACGATCTCTCCACTATCCGAATATACTGCACCGCAAGATAACTGAAGAAGTTTGTTTAAATTAGCCGCAGCATTTACTGTAGAGATTTCTTCCCCTGCCGCTATGGTCAACATGTTTTTACGTAAGCTCTCGTAATACTTTAGCTGTTGTGTTGTAAGCGGTACTTCACGAGTCACGTACGTCATGTCTGGTAAATCTAGGCATTCCTCTTTGGTGAAACGTATTGCTGGTTGTAGCACCTTATGCACAGTATTCTCAGAACTAATTTTGGGTATCCACTTAAATGTTGTAATGCGTTGCATTACCATGTCCCTAAAAGCACCGAAGAACTTGGGCACCCCTGACGGGTTAATAATCTTGGCTAGTCCGTACGCATCAGTAGGCGACTGAGAAGCGGGAGTTCCTGTCAGCATCCATACCCACATGGTAGGGCGTAGGGAAGTATTAAGTGTCTTCCAACGTTTGGTAGATACGTTCTTGTAGGCATTTGCCTCGTCAATCACAATTAGGTCAAAGTTCTCTACGCAATCTTTAATAATTTCTAGCCCGTCGTAGTTACAAATCACAAACTCAGCCAAACCGTTAGCAGCTTCAATTCTTTTTTCTTTTGAGTAACTATGGGCTATGGCGCAAGTGCGGTGCATGGCAAACTTAAAGAGGTCATTCTCCCAAGCCGACTGCATAATAGACAGCGGACATAGCACCAAGACTCTCTTAATAACTCCGATGGTCATCAAATAGTCGGCAGCCCAAATTACAGACGATGTCTTACCTGTGCCTTGTTCGTTAAAACAGAAAGCCCGACGATGCAAGGTCAAGAACGATGCAGTAACTTTCTGATGATCAAACGGTTTATATAACCCAGGCCAGTCGTATTGCGCCTCAATGGGAGATGGCACATTCTTTATGCGTAAGTTCTTTAGTACTTGGGCTTCTTCCAGCCCCCACTTCACAAGCACTTCGCCCGAGTCCAGTATTTTGGATTTCGGTATAACTGTGGTGATGCGTTGTGGCTCTTTTATTTTTAGTAAAAGCGCTTTGTTATCTATAATTTGCACTCTGCTCTTTCAATAGGGTGTAGACCAAAACCGAAGTTTTGATCCACGTTTTAATTCTAGTACTACTTAAAACTTTGTCAAGCTTTTTTGCGTTCCCGCTTACTTACTTCCGCTACTAAATTCTTTTTTGCATCCCGTTTAAACGACCGATTTGTAGATGCAGGTACCGCCTTTAATCCATCTCCGTTTGTACCACCCTTGTCAAACGCTTTGACGTGGTGCACGTCTTTGCCATCGCCCTTAGTTACCTTGCCATCTTTGGCTAAAGTTGCACGAGCTTTATTACGCATTGCACGCTTTTTAATCTGTTCGGGTTTACCTTGATACGTTTCGTATTCCCGCTTGTAGTTACGGTCTTCCTTGTTTTTGTACGGCATTATCTGTAACTCCCTTTTCCGTTATGGATGCAATCTTTTACGACGCACCATGCCTTGCAACTGAAGTTAGGCTTGGGGTTCCAAACGTTTACCTCGTAGGATTTCTCAAGTCGGTGCGTATCTTCTAGCCATTGTACCCATGTCTTTTCGTGTTCGGCACGCTCATATTTGGTCTTAATAAAGTCATTTGCCACCACGAATAGCAGACCTGCCTTGATGGTTTCGACCTCGGGAAAGTGCTTAAATATGGCTAGGGCTAGTAAATCCAACTGCTTGGTATCCGCATACTTGGAACTCTTGCCAGTCTTGTAATCGAGCAGGGTAGCCTTCTCCCCATCTATAGCTAAAAAGTCAGGAATGCCACGCCACCAAACATCTTTACCAAAGAACTCACAAGGTTCCAGGGCCCTGGTCAATCCTAAGCGATGCTCACAAAGATGTTGTCCTGTGATCTTACGGACTGGCTCAAGTAGCTCACGCATAAATGCATACTTCTCAGGCACGGGGATACCATCCCTAATAAAGTCTTCAGCAGCTTTGTGTACTTCCTTGCCATAAATCATAGCCTCAGACTCAGGTTCTTTAATGTCTTTGGCTACCCGCAAGCGGTAGTATTTATGGGGGCATTGTTTAAACAAGTCTAGACTTGAGTAAGACCAAGTATATTCAATCACTTATGGCTTTCGTGTGTAGCTAAGTTGTTATGTCCTAGCTGTTGTATTTTGTAGCCATGACCCTCTAAGTACTCAAATAGGGCTTTGCGCTTTGGTTGAAACCACGGCTTCCAATCCCACGCTTCAAAGATAATGGGCGGGTAGTTGTTGTCCTTTATCGTTTTCTTAGCACCTTTAAGCACCTCAAGTTCATGCCCTTCTACGTCAATCTTAATTAGCCGTACGTTTTGATGTGAACCTGAGTCCAAGGTAAATACTACTAACGGTTCTTTTACCCCTTCGGTTTTGCACTCGTAGTCATTCTCACGAACTTCTTTGTTTATGCTAAACGCACCAATGTTACCTTCAGCTGTATAGTCAGGCATTACAAGCACTAGCCGTTCTTCTTTATTGGATAGCCCAAAGTTATGGCAATGCACATTACCCAACCCGTTGATAAACGTATTAGCGCATAGCTGGTAATAAACTATACGTTGCGGTTCAAAGGCGTGATAAATATGCTTCGATGCTTTCTTAGCCAAGGGTACACAAAACGTACCCAAGTTAGCCCCGATGTCTAACACCGTACCGCAAGGCTCATTAATAAGCAGTTTTAGCGCAAGCTGGTGAATGTCATTCTCGTACAGTTCCTTCTTCAAGTGGTTTGATATTAAGTCTTGCCCCTTGAACACAAGAAACTGTGTGCCGTCTACTTTTACTAGTTCACAGTTAGGTATCACATTAACTCCTTGGTAGAGTACCGCTAAAGTTATACGTACCGCTATGGGTTAGATTCGCCCAAGGTGCAGCATAGACTTTGAATCCAGCTTCCCGTGATATTTTGCAGAAGTGGTAATCCTCTGAAAGTAATCGATTGGATACTTCGTCAATGCTGGTTGCAAAGTACTCATCAATAATTTTCTTAACTGGGTTCTTATCCACAATTAGAATCATGTCGTTGGTGTACTTGGGTACGGTAGGTTTCAGGGTTTCAAACACGTTGCGCTTAATTAACATAAACCCTGTACCGCCGTTGTCAATCTCCATCGGCTCATTGATATTGCCTGTGGTTTCGTGTACTCCACCGACTAAGTTCACCACGAACGAGCCTGTGTAGTTGGGTAAGTCTTTGTAGTCCACACCCTTCTTAACTGCATCGGACACTAACTGCCAGTTAATTTCTTTCTTGGGGTATAGACCACAGATGATGTCTTTGTCTGCATCAATCATACGCACAATGTCTTTTGGGTCAAAACTAATGTCCGCATCAATAAACATCAGGTGCGTAGCATCCGACTGCATAAAGTCATAAGCCATACCGTTGCGAGCACGGGTAATCAAAGACTCATTCATCATGTACGAGTAGTACATTTGAATATTGCGGGGTGCAAACGTCTGCACACAGTTAAGAATGCCCATGGTGTAACCGCCTGTGCATAGCCCACCGTACATTGGTGTAGCTACAAATAATTTAGCGGGTTTCTTTGGTTCTATTGCTTCTACGTTTTCTAACATTGCTTTGCTCTCCATGGATAAGTTTTATAAATCTGTTGCATTGCTTCATTACCTTTAATAAACCACTCTGTCTGCTTTTCTTTTGTTACTCGGTAATTTACTGTGTACCTACCTGTGCCACCAAACTCATGATAATCAGAACACATGGCTACTGCTTTTCTATATAAAGCCCTGTCGCAGTTGTAACTAGGGATTTGAAAAATGTCTGCTATCTTCAAAAGAAATCCTGTTCTAAAACAATAGCAGTTCATGTCTACAAGTGGGACGTGTTTATAATTTGGATATACACCCAAGCTATCGCAGTTGTCTTCGCAAATAAAATTACCATCTGCATCCACTACCTTGCGTAATGAGTATGCCCACTCTAGATTGTTGTTCTTAATCAACTGCACCATAGAGTCTACATGGTCAGGCTCATACCAATTGTCTTCATCAAGAAACATGATGTGGTCAGTATTAACTAGATTAGCCATAGCCGCATAGACACGATGCCCGTAGAATCTGCCGTTGTATTCAGGATTAAAGTGCCTTGGCGGGTTGCCCGTGTTCTCAGGCACAATTATTATTCGTAGATTAGGATGCCCGTTATCTGTAACAATCTTTATTGCTTTCTCGGCATGTTGCACTCCATCCACCACTACAATGTGCTCGGCATTCTGTGTGCTTACGCTTTTAATGGCTTGTGCTAACGTATCCATACCTGTGGTTGGAGTAATAACTGTTACGCTCATTTCTTCATCACCGTCAGTTGCTTCAAAATAGTGCCTCCTCTAGCATAGATAAATCAATCGGTTTCTTCTTGCAACGTAAAAGTTTGTACGTCCACCCAACTCTCCCACTTACGATTTGATCCGCCTCTTCTCGCCTTGAGACCTTGCGCATTAGCTCGTGGTTTTCGTCGTAGACTAGGTACGTATTCAAACTTGTGCTCCTCAAATTTTGGTATGTAATATTTAGTTTTAGGCAGTAAACGTAATGCTTCGTCTAGCACCTCAATCACATTTAATTTACTAGCCACTTACGTCTTTCTCATACGCTTTTTAATTGCAACGATACCGTCCTCGGGTTCTGTTTTGTTACGGGCTTCAACGAGCATGTCGGCTATTTCCCATATTGCTTTTGGGTTTATCTCACCCTTAATCGCAAACCCAGCGGCTAACATAAACGCAAAGCCGTTTCTTAAATCATCATCATTCATTAGCACTCTCCATACGATTTACCTACACCTGATTCACAACTAAGCGGAAGTGTTTGCGCCCATGCAGGTCTAGTTTTCATGCACTCTTCCACATACTGTTGAGCCTCTAGGACTTCTTCTTTTGGTGCGAGACAAGCCACCGCATCATGCACCGTCAACACTACCTTGTACCTCTTACCGATGAGTAGC